TTACCTGATGTACAGGCTTTCGCCCGGATAAATCAGGCTGTAGATTGACTTGCCATTGTTAGCAGCCAGTGTGTACATACTGATTCCGTACTTATAGGCAATACTCCAGAAGCTATCACCATAGCGGACTGTGTAGTACGTGTGACTTGATACGGCCACTGAGTAGCCACCAGAGACACGCAATACATCGCCTGGGTGAATCACACTGTAGATTGACTTGCCGTTGTTAGAAGCCAAAGTATACATGCTCATGCCATACTTGTAAGCAATCGACCACCAACTGTCACCAGATTGGACGGTGTAGGTAGAGCCATAGCTTACTGATGGCACGCTGGTCGTTGTCAGCAGCTCAACATTGCTTCGGCTGATCCAACTCATGATGCCACCAAGCAGTACGTTAGATCCAGATACTTGCTGCACGGTGTACGTCTTGCCCTGAACCCAGCTAGGCATTGCGACACCGTTCGCCCAACGGGTTGTGCCGAAGTTTACCTTAACACTATCGCCAGCTTTGATCTGGCTAAGCGTGGTGTTATTAGCTTGCTGGCCTGCGTTGGTTGCCGGTGTATCGGTTGATGGCTTGACGTAGGTCTTGCCGCTGTCAGTTGTCGTGCTACCGTTGTAGCCTGAATCAGTGATGCCGGTTAGATCAACGTTACCATCAAGGCCGCCAGCGCGATAGGTGGAAGTGAACTGGAAGATGCCAACATTGTCAAAGCTCGGGAAGTAGCCATAGTTCGGAACAGTAGTGACATTGTAATCAGGATATTCCGCAAGCCATAACTGATAGTGGCTGGCAATCTGTGACAAGTCAATGTGGCTCATCAAGAAACTCTTATAACCGTACAGCATTGGTGTGTAACCAGCATCGCGGATATAGTCGAGTGCCCACAGCAAAGTTGATGTGTTGGTCGACCCAGCTTCGTAATCAAGTGCAACAATCGACCCTTTTGGTGTTTGAATTTCTGGCAAGAAATGATCCAACACTTGCTTGGCCAAAATGGTGCTGTCGATATTCTGCCACCACATATAAGAATGTGCCTTCTTACCGGCCGCAATCAAAGAAGCTACTTGTGTCTTATACGTTGGTTGTTCATACACACCATAACCACTATATCCGCCAATCTGAGATATGCCGAAGTCGTCGGTTGAATAGCCAAATACACCGTTGGCACCTTGCCAGACTGACCAGTCGACACCTTGGTCTCCCTTGGCCGCAAAAACCGAAACCGGAGTCGTCGCCAAAGTAAAAGCCGTCGCTAGTCCGGCGACGGCCCTGATAATTTTTATGTTGTTTTTCATTTATTTTCTCCTTGATTTCAAGTCAAGCATTAATGGATACTAAGTGAGAGGTGATAAAGAGATGCTAGCTATTATTTCTATATTGATTTCTTTGGCAAGCTTTTGGTTTTCATTTTGGGTTTGGAAAGGTCAAAAAAGAAAAGCAAGTTACATGAATCTTGATTCAATTACATATGCTAATCGTGCTGTTTTTAGCTACAATTCAAAGCGGCCAAATTGCAAAAGCTTGCTTATGCTAGGCCCATCAATTGAAATCAATCTAGATGTCTTAAATCCATCTTCCCTTCCACTAACTATTTACAGTTTTCAGCTAATTTCACACGGATCTGACAAGTACTGCAATTTTCAACTCCTTACTCAAGAGACCCTCGCTGGTGACATGGTCAAAGAACGTCTTGCGGGAGGATCGTCCAAAGAAAATATGCTTGCAGGTATATTAAACGTTATCCGATTGTTGCCCAGTGACGTCATAATTGTTAAGCCTTATAGCACCTATAGATTAACAGCTATCTTTCAAGGAATTGCTAATGTGCCGGACACATTTACCGACTTTCGTTTTCGATTTAGAGTTGTCTCAAAGAATCCTTTTAGTCGTGGGTTCGAGGACAAAATATATCGTCTTTATATTCCTGATTACCCCAAGCTATCGAGAAAAACGTTAGACCCAGGGAAGCTAGTGCCAAAGCCAGTGCTACAGCAGTTAGATAGTGCTCTGTAATGCGAACTGGTAATTCAATATTGTCATTGATTACCAAAAAGGCGACTACCAAAGTGAGGAGTTTAGTTTTAAATTTCATGGTGCCCTCCTTATTGCTGTGGAGCAACAGATGATGGTGCTGCCTGAGTAGTGGATTCTCCTTTGGGTCCTTCCGCTCCTACGGGGTCTCCATAGCTTGGACCAACCAGTTTTGTCCACTGGTATTTGCTTGGATCGTTGCTATCTTCTTGGTCATAGCTGAAATATGCACCCATATATGATTTCCCAAGGGAATCCTTTGTAGAGAAGTCTACTGTGCCATCAGCACTGTTGGCATAAGCAACATGGGGGTAATATTGTAAATCTGTTACTTGAATGCCTTCTCTTTTCGGATAGGTTTCTGCTAGGCTGTCTTTCAAATTCGCATAAGATTGTTCAACTGCATTGGCAATTGTCTGCTCGTCTGTGCCGGTGAAGCCAAGCGATTTTAAGCCATCTTTCACAGCCTGAACGGCAGTCGATTTCTTGACCGCACCGTCAATCGCCTGTGTCACACCAAGCTGTTCTGCCGCTGTTACCGCAGCGTTTGCCAATGGGCCTAATACCTTTACCAAAGTGAGTGCTTGTTTGTTAGCCAGCAACTGTTTTGAGATCCAAGCCCCAATGATCGGGATTGCTGCTACTGCAAGTGATACTACAAGATCCGTCCAATTATTCATGATTATTTTCCTTTCTGAGACGCTCATTCTCACGTCTCAATCGATCATTATCTGCGCGTAATCTGTCGTTCATGTCCTCAAGCTCATCATGCTTGTTCTTCCGTTTACCCTCACGGTAGGTCATAAAAGCGATGAGAGCCGAAGCAATACCGGCAATGTATGGAGCAGAACTGACAATAATTTTAGTTATCGCTGCTGTCACGGCTGTCACTCCTTCGTGCCAGAATCAGCACAAAGGCTGTTATGATCGCATTGCTTATCCAATTTGAGTAGATTCCAGTTGAGATTGAGGTCAGAAATTGCAGTATTGTCAAGAACGACATTAAAAAGCTGGTAGTTGTGAGCAACAGACGATTTGTCATTGCCAACTGTGTTTCCCATAGCACCCAACCCCCAATTCCGAGTCCATCAATGACAAACAAAAACCCCACAATGTCATCGTTTAACCAGTCAGAGTAATGTGGGGGCCAGATGAAATAATGGTCATTGATGAGTAGAAACAAGCCAATGGCAACCATGCCAATGGCGAGTGCTGTGTGTGTCGGGTGATCTCTGATTTTATTTAGCATTGTCATCACTTCCTTCCACAAAAATAGCCGCTAGCTTTTGCTGGCGACTTGCTTAACAAGCTCATCTACTTCTGCTTGGCTAATCCAGCCGACACTCACGAACAAGGCTAAATCATCCTTGCTGTAGATTCCTTGCTGATAGTAGCTGATAATTAATGGTTTATATGCGTTCACGATTTTGCCTCCTTGGTCAATGTTGCCACCTGCTTTATCAAAGCTGCGTTTGACATAGTTATACTAGCAACCATCTTCATAGTTTCAGCATTTGCTAAGTCAGCTGCAGACGGCTCAGGTTTAGGTCTGTCAGCGTCTGGGTCATAATCAGCATCAGGAACGACTTGACCGTCAACAATACTTGCATGGTTCTCATACAAGCCAATGGCATCGGCAACTTCAATAACTTCGAATCCTTTATTGGTTGGCCCTACTGGTCTGCTTTCATCAGCGTTTGCCCAATTAAGCAGACGATTATTGCTATCCGTCCACACTTTGATTTTCATAATTGCCTCCTAGCCAAAAAATGAATCCCCCGTTGGATAATCGTCTTGTGTTAGATAAGAAACAGATCCACCATAACTTCCAGATGCTTTAGAAATGTTGCTATACCAGCCGACCGTTCCTCCGCTTGGCGTGCTTGAATACATAGCTGTAGATTGTCCGGGATCTGAAAAGCTCAAGCAGCTTGCAACAATATTGTTTGTCAATAAAGGTTTGTAACCGGGTCTAATATCTGCGAGTCTCAAATAATTGTACTGATTAGCTATTGTGTGAATTTGAAAGTTGACGGTCACCAAATTTCCACGTCGCGTGTAGTAAATATATGCGTAATCAATATCAATATTTCTTAGCGCGGTTGTATTGACGTAGAAAAATGTCACGTTGTCTTTTGAAGTGAATTCAGACTGAATATATTTTTTTGTAGCGGCACTGGGGTCACTGATCAGCGTTTGTAACTGAAGTGCACCACGTTGGAGCGCAACTGACGACATGTTTCCCTTTTGATCAGGAGTGGTGATGTAGTTGAACATTCCATTTGGGCTCAAAAGTGATTTGTAGTATTGACCATTGGGATTGCCATTATTGTCTTCAATGTTGCCCAGTATACTTAGGTTCGCATCTTTTAGTTCAAGATTGCCAGAACTCTTGGCACCGTCAATCTGAACATGGCTGAAAGGCGAATTAATGTCAGGAGAATTAAAGGTTGAGCTGTCAACCTCAATCGATTGCAGCTTTTTGATGCTAAGCACTGCTTGCTGAATACTTTGATCAACCCAAGCTGTACCATTGTAGTATTGCAATGCTGTGGCATCGTTAAGCGTTGTCCCATGCCACCACAAATCGCCTTTCTTGGGACTAGCGGGCGTGCCAAGCTGAATGTAAGTGTATGGTACATCCTTGCTTCCGGGAACACCTTGCGGTCCTTGTGGCCCCTGAGGCCCTTGCGGTCCTTGTGGACCTTGAGGACCAGTATCACCCTTCTGTCCAGTTTGACCCGTCTCACCAATCTTGCCCACTGAGTATCCTGCTTCTGTAGTGCCGTCGGTGTACGTCCATGTGTACTTAGTCCAAACATAATAGCCGGGGGAAGCTGCAGGAATCGTTGTTGTCCAGCCAGTTGTTGGAGCTACTGTACCGCTGGTATTTGATGCGTATTGGATAAGCGTTGATTTGATGCCTACGCCATCCTTACCCGGTAGGCCATCTGCACCACTGTCACCTTTTGGACCTTGTGGTCCCTGTACCAGTTGCCAACTATAAACAGCTGGATTAGTACTGTCAGCTTGTGTGAAGTCTGTATAACTACCGATGTACTTGCGAGAACCGGGAGTATCCAATGAGAAATTGGTTCTACCGTCACTGCTATCGGCATAGGCAATATGAAAGTACGGCGTTTTGCCATCGGCACCGGCTTTACCCGGCACCCCATCTTTACCATCAGCACCATCCGCACCTTTAATGAGCGACCAGCTATAGTTGCTTGGATTCGTGCTGTCACCAGATGTGAAGTCGCTGTAGAAACCAATGTACTTACGATTAGAATCAGTGGTTGAAAAGTCGGTCTTGCCATCTTGGCTGTTTGCGTAAGCAAAGTGGGCATAAGCAGTACGACCGTCAGCACCCGGTTTCCCTGGCAATCCTTCATCGCCCTTTGGCCCCACGTCACCGTCCGCGCCCTTAAAAAGTGCCCAATTGTAATCAGCCGGATTGATGCTATCAGCTTGTGTGAAATCGCTATAGGTGCCAATATACTTTTTGCCATCGCCTCCAGATACCGTGAACCCACTTCGACCGCTTACATCATTCGCCCAAGCGGTGTGGAAATAGCTTGTACGGCCATCAGCGCCTTTTGCACCCGGAACACCGTCAGTACCGTCTTTGCCCTGAATCAATGCCCACTTGCCAGCGTAATCCGCCGGATTGTCGCTTGGGACTGATGACTTATTTGACCAAACGATTGCCATGTACTTCTTGCCACTTGGGAAGGCACTCATATTGGTGCCTTTATCGTCATCGGCATAGCGAAGCCAAGGATAATATTGAACGGTTTTTGAGATATTTGACATCTGGTTGGCAAGCTCACTGAGGCGTTCGTCAAAGCTGACGGCCTCGTGCGCAAACTCACCCAAAGTCAGTTTGACAGAATGGTTAGCACGGCTCCGCTGAATGCTCAATACCTTGGCAGATAGGAATAGCTGTTGATTCTCATCGGCGATGTGGACGGTTTGATTAAGTGGTACGTATGGTGAGTTAACCAAATCAATATCATAGGTTTCATTCGGATGGTTATACTTTTTCAAGTCTGCCAAAGCCGCTTGCAAAAGTGCCGCCTGCGATTTTGAATCAAACGTTTTAACCCGATTCCAGTCAGACTGTGTTGGGTTAGGGTTGCTGTTGCTTAACAAACGTGAATATTTCTGCACAGCAATGGTATCGTGCAAGAACCCGTACTGATCAAGCACAAACTGTCCCGTTGGATCAGTCCAGTTGTAGCCGATCAAGTTGATTGGATCCTGATTAGTTGATCCATCCGTGCTTTCTGGCACCGCTCCATAAGCCTTAATCGATGTTTCCATGTCATAGGTATCGAGGTGCGTGACGATATTGTTGATGTCCTTATTCATTTCAAAGGAAATCAAGCTGTCACCGGCCGTTTCATGCCGAATGTTAATGACACGCTTAACCAAGTTGGTTCCAACAAACTCAAAGCCAAAGCTAAGCACTGCATCAAAATCTTTTGCCACGGCAATAATGCGAGCCAACGATGATTCTTCACTAGTCCACTCGAGTGTTCGAACATTGTCAGGAAATTCGTTGATGCCAATCTCCCAGCCAGAATCATTTGTAAACCTCGTGATGTAGTCAGCGATGGTATATGGTTTGTCGGCCTTGTACGCGCCAACGGTTTCGTTAATCAAATCATTACCGGCATCACTAGCAACAATTGAGTGGATATGGCCTAGTGAATCATGGTCAACCGATTCAATTACCATTTGGTGAGCGTTGCCTTCTTCATCTTGATACATGATGAAGTTGGTTGCTTTAGCCATCTCATTGACTGCTTGTTCCTGATCAGTCGTGAAGTGAATAGCAAGAGAAAGCTCGACCGCAGGACGATTGTCAACACTTTGTGTTTCGATATCGTTGTCAATTCGCCATTCGCCTTTACCATCAGTCGACCCAACACCAAAAATGTTTGATTTTCGATCTGCAAAGTAATACTCCATTTATAGCCAGGCCTCCCTTATCTCGACTTCACATGCAAATGGTTGTGCCCAGCTCGAGGGCGTGATAGTAATCTCAGTATCACCGGGTGGCAGTTCAAATTGCTCCCATTGATTGCCAATAGTATGAAGAGTGCGGTTCTCAGACCCATTCAAATAGGTCTTAGCATTGGCAACATCAATGGTCAGTACATCGCCATTTGAAAACCGGTTCTTGATGTCTGTCCACCAATTTACGTGTTGCCAGTCAAATTGAACCGCAATCAATTTCATCGCAGCTTGTCCCCATGTGTTGTTGCGTTCAAACCAAACGGAAAATGCTTCAACGTTCTCACTGATCATGTCTGGACGAGTCAAAGGTGGCAAAGAGACGGTCATTTCACGACCACTTTTGCCATTCCATGGAGAGACTTCAAAATTAATGCTCGAGCCGAATTTGTTCAATCTAGCTTGCATTAACTTATCATTTGTGAATTTCGATCGATCAAGTGACATGGTTCCCACTTGCTGGTCTTTAACATAACAATCGACCTGAATCTCGTCTTTGACAGCATTGTTGTCTGTGATCACCATTTGATACTGAACTTTGCCACCGGCCTCAAGTGTTAGCTCCATACGGCCCAATTGGGACACTGTTGTCTCAAAGTGGATCATCATGGCCAAAGTGAAGTTGTTGTTGCGCGTATTTTGGCTTGTGGCGGTAATTGGTATCTTGGCAGCCGGGCCATTCCAATAAGTCCCAGTTGAAGCATATGCAGGTTCCATATGCGGCCCGTTGTAGCTGTCACTGGCATAATTGATTGATCCAGTCTGCTTGTTTGGTTTGCTTGAATCACCGCCCCAATTCGGATTGTTAGTGGCTGATTGATTGTATATCGTGCCGGATATTGGTGCTGAGAAATCTCCGTTTAGCCCTTTCTCCGATACGTCGGTAGTATATCCATCAATTTCTTGCGTGCCGAATTGGAGAATGCCCGGATGGTCATTAGCAATCCCAACCATACCGTTATCAGCGTGCATAGTTGCCGTAATAACTGGCTCAACCGGATAAGTGCCGCCATTGTGCACCGTGATGGTGTTGGCATAGTATTCAGGATCAGCTGGGTTAGGCGACCATGGAGAAGCTAAAGCACTTCTCTCAAGTTTTTCCTGATACCACGATATATTCGTGTCTGAAGTATATGCTTGGCTCAAATACCACGGTGTCAAATTAGCATAAACCGCATTGCTTGGAGCCGTGAAGGTATTTGAAAAACGTCCTCCATTAGCTGTCCACGGATAATTATTGCCTGCTTGAGCAGATATTAAATGTCTATTAGCGTCGAGCCAAGCTATCGAAAAATGTCCCATATATCCCATAGTAATCATCGAAACACTGTAGGTATATGTTTCTCCGCCAACGATACTGACTGATGCTTGGGAATAACCGCTAATTGATTGGCTGCCAGCTTTAATAATACCGGTTTTAACTGCTTTTGTTCCCATAAGCAGGTTCATTGGCACGCCCTTGTATGGCATGTTGTCAAACGTCTTCGTGGCTACCGAGTGGGCGATGCCATCGGGGACAAATAAAGTGAACGAAGATGTGATTGCATTTCTGCCCTTAGGAACATCGTCAACATCTGTGAGCACGGCATTCCAGTACACAGACAAGTCATCATTGAACGAAACCTGATGAGTGTCACCGTGCAAGATGCCACTTAGCTTATAGAAGGCAGTGCGAAACGACTTTTCATCAGCTGCTATAAGCTGATAGCCAACAGTGATTTCCCGAGATGGGTTTCGTACATACTCCAGCATTTCGCCATCAGATATTCCTATAGGATTGCTTTTAGCGTCTTGTTTAAGAAGCTCACGCCCTCCGACCTGAAGTGTTTGATAACCAGGAATCAGATCTTCGATATACTGGCCATCAATTTTCATTGCCTCAGCTGGGTACTGTTTCTTATCTGCACCCGTAAAGGGTGTCGTTTCTCTGAAATCGTACAATTAGACTAGCCCCTTTCGATAATTGCTTACCTTTGTCAAACGATTAAGCTCTGTTTGCATTGGGTTTGCGGTTGCACGAGCAACCTCTCGGCCGTCAATGTACAGAGGAACCTCAATCGTTTGCTTGCGAGTGTAGTTGACATCAAGATTTGAAGACAAGGTTGCGCCCTGTACACTGTTATTGAGCGACTGCAATGATGCATCAAAGGGAGAAGTATTCACTGCCGGCATCGTAACTGCAGCACTATCAGCAATGGCTTGTGCCATGCTCGAAACGTTCTTTTGGACATTTGAGAACTTGTCAGTAAGCCCTGCATTTAAGCCGTTCATGATGGCGTTACCAGCAGGTATGAGCAGCTTGGCATCGTAGCTGATTGGGCCTTTATGCTTGCGAATCCAAGAAGCAATTCCGCCAACAAAATCGGTGATCTTCCCCCAAGCTGCTTTAAGACCATTGAAGAAGCTATCCATGATGGCGCGGCCAGCGTCAGCCAGGCTAAAATTACGAAGGGCATTGAATGCTCCTTTGATGCCATTAACGATTCCACTTACCATGCCAGTAAAACCAGACCATACAGCCTTAGCACCATTAAAAATACTAGTAGCAGCTCCAATCACAATAGACTTTATATTGTTCCAAGCTGATGAAAAAAATGATGTAATGCTGTTCCACAATCCGGAAAAGAATCCGGGAAGTGCGTTCCAAATTCCCTTGGCTGTGCTGACTGTTCCGCTCCATAGTCCTGATAAGAATGAAACAACACTGTTCCATACGCCTTCAGTGGTAGACACAATGCCGCTCCATAATCCGCTAAAAAATGACGAAAGCGCACTCCAAATAGCGGAAGCGGCAGATACTGCACCATTCCAAATCCCCTCCAAAGTTGAAACCAAAGTATTCCAAACAGTCATTGCATAAGTTTGAATAAGGCTCCAAATACCGGAGAAATACGTAACAAGACCATTCCATATCTGCCCAGCGGCAGAAACAATGCTATTCCAGATAAGTTGGAGATCAGCGCCTAGCTGTGTCCAATTTGCAGTAAGCAAATCAATGACAATAAGAATGGGACCCATAATAACTGCTTTAAGCAAGTTCCAAACACCGGTAGCAACTTGGACAATCCCATTCCAAATTGTCGTCAGGGAACCGCCAAAGGTTGACCATACAGCAGTGGCTACTGCAACTATTCCATTCCACAGAGTCGTGAAGAATGTGGATAGCGCGTTCCAAACTGCCGTTGCTGCAGTAACAGCACCTTGCCAGATAGCTGAGAGAGTGGTTGTGAATGCTGTCCAAGCAGCTGATGCCGTTGTCGTAATCCCAGTCCATAGATTGCTTAAGAAACTTGTAATGCCGCTCCAAGCTGTCTGAATGCCGCTAATTGCAGATGTAAACGCACCCGATATAGCATTCCAAACAGTTTGTGCAACTCCTACAAGTCCTTGCCAAGCTCCTTGTAACCACGAAACAAATCCCGACCATAGTTTTTGGCCAGTCTTGGTTTGGGTAAAAAAGTACACCAGACCAGCAACAACTGCTGCAATCCCAGCAATCAAAAGTACCCACGGATTCATGCCTAAGATCAATCCAAACGCTTTCCATACACCACCAGCCGTTTTTACGATAGTCCCGAAGTTAGTGATAACGGATATAACGCCTCTAATAGGGCCGATCATTTTAGAAAAAACACCGAGAACGCTTGAAAATCCGCCGATGGCTAATCCGATTACTTTGAAGGCCCCGACAGCTCCAAGGATCGCCGCAGCAAATGATTTAACAATGTCGTTAGCAAACGCTGCTTTAACAATAGCTGCAAATGGCTTCAAAACAGCTACCACTCCGCTTAGAGCGACCTTAACACCGTCAAAAATTGCTTTCCACGGTAAATTAGCAATAAAGTCCCCAACGGTAGTCATCGCTTCCATTGCGGCTACTCCGAAATCTGTAACAGCTTGTTTGATTCCGTTAAATAGTCCCGACATTTGCCCATTACCAAATGCCGAATTAAAAGCATCTCCGACCTTTTGAGCAATACTAATTAGATTGACAAATGCAACATTGACTAAGCTACCAACTAGGCTCCAAATGGTTTGTAAAACGGATCCGACTCCTCGGAGAACGGAACTGAGCCCGCTCATCGAGTCGCCCTTCCCCAAGCTGCTTAGTTGTGTCTTGATGTTCAAAATCAATGCCGAAAACGGAGAAAAGAACTTACCGATTGATGATATAACAGAATCAAAATTAATTGCGCCAATCTTATCAATGATTCCGCTAATAACTCCGATAGCGACTTTAGACATTGCCTGCCATGCAGGCTGAAGCTTGTTTGCCAGTGTTTCCTGAAGGCCGTCCATTGCCTCGCCGACTGTCTTGTAACTCGTGGCCATCTTCTGGAAAGCCTTGCTGTTGCCTGCCTTTTCGATACCATCAAAGAACTGTTGCGTGCTTATTTTGCCGTTTTGAACATTCTGAACCAGTTCTTTGGTGCTCATGCCCATTGCTTTAGCAACGGCTGCCATGCCTGCTGGAGTCTGCTCAAGCATTAGACGGAAATCAGCCCACTGCACCATTGGCTTAGCAGCCATTTGTGTGCCTTGTTCCATCAATGTCTTCATGGCTTGCTTGGGATCATCAGTGGCAGCAGCCAAGCCGCCCATACCTTTGACAAGGCTACCTACTCCTTTTACACCTACTGATGCAAACTGTGCATAGGCAGAGGCCATATCAGATGAACTGTAGATCGTCTTTTGCGCATAGCTTTGCAACGATTTTTCAATTGTACTAATTTGCGCTGGCGTTTTACCGAGGAACTTCATATTACTTTCAAATGTTTGCCAGGCTTTGCTTGATTCGTCTAGTTCTCCTACCATGCTTCTCACGCCATTGCCAATAGCCCCTACCACTTTGACAAGACCTATAGCTCCAGCAATTTTGCTCACGGTTGATACAAAATTTCCCGCTGGCTTTGTCGACTTTTCAAAGCTATTACCGACCTTTGACGCAGAACTCGCGATATTATTAAAAGTCCCCGAAAAGTTGCGATCAACGGCGGATAAAATTGCTTCAACACTAAAACTGTCAGCCATGTGCTCCCCCCTTTCTTTCAGATAACGGAATGATTTTGCCTTCGCGCTTCAACCGCTCAAATTCGGCCATCCGTTTTGCGAATACTTGAGCTCTCGTTTGTTTGAGCTCGGTTGTGCTCATCTGTGATACTTCATAATTGGGCTCATAATTTGATCGCACATTATCAATAGCTGCTTTCTTATCAAAGAAATCATCAAATGTCTTGAACTTCGGCTTAGGATTCTTGCTCCCAGTTGTTGCCTGTACTTGCTGGTTCATCCATGCTTGCTGTGCAATCTCATTCTGCCTATCGACTTGCTTAAGCTGATAGGCTTCCATGCGTAGTTCGTATTCAACAAGCGTCATGCGTTCGATTTTCCGAATATCAGAAAAGCCTAGATAGGCAAATGCGTTTAACAAAATTTCGTGATACGTTTCTTCACTACTCTTTTGAACGCTTTCGTCCTCATCTAGGCCTTCATGTTTTTTGCTACTGCTTTTACTGCGTTAGCACTGTTCATTTCATTTGCAACTTGCTTAAATAAAGAGTCTAAGTCCGTGTTGCTGTCAATAAAGTCATCGACTTCGTTAGCTGACGGGCGTTTCTTAGATGCCACGGTGGCTGAATAAATGGTGTCTGCTAAAACAGCAGCATCGTATGCATTCAGACCAGCTAGTGCCTTTGCAACACCCATGCCAAAGTTAATGCCATGCATGACGGCACCCATATTCTTATCCATTTCTCGAACAAAGCGGACACCAAAGTTAAGTTCGTATTCTTTACCGTTAATGGCTAATTGCATGATTTAAAACCCTTTCTTTTAAAGCCGCCCGGGTTTCACCCGTACTGTGACTTTCTTAGGCGACTTGCGTCAATTAATTAAGCGTGAGAAGTGGTGGTAGTGGTAGTTGTTTCGCCTGAAACGTTCGTACCTGGGTCTTTATCAGAATCCCACTTGACACCACCGCCGGTACTATCAATGCTAGTGACCTGGCCGACTCCAAGGAATACGTAATCGACCTGTTCCTGAGTTTCGCTGTCCAGCGTTGTCCAGCCACGCTTTGGTGTTCCGTTAACTGAGAATGTGACATCGCGAGTAGAGTGATCATCGGGGTCATTGTCGCTGCTGTCTTCTTGAACGGTAACTTGCATGTACCATGCGTAATACTTGCCATCGGAATTCTTACGCTTGCGGTAGAGAATCCAAAAGTCGAGTAATTCGCCGTTAAACAGTGAATCGTACATTACGTCTGCAATTGCAGCCGTGTTGTTCAGGAACTCGACTTCGAGATCGGTACTTGCGGAACTACGAGTTGCTACATTGCCGTCCTTGGTAACAGTGGAATCACTGTCAACAGACGGATCAAAGGACAGCGAAGTCTGCCAAGGGATAATTTGGCCGCTAACCGTTGCTTGATCGCTATGTTTGCGAGCCAAGGCAACAACGTCCATGCCTTCTAGCACTTTTAATTCATTTGCCATAGTTATGGCCTCCTATAAAATATTTAGATTGAGTATTAGCGTGGCTCGGTTTAGGACCGTGTCAGGCACACTCTGGTCTTGTGTGAACTCTTTTGACTGATCTTCTACACGTCCATAGAAGCGATAATCATCGGTTAGCACTTGCCCGATTGCTGCACGAAAAAAGCGCTCCGCCATATCAGATACGGTGAAACGCTGTTTCTTGTCGCCCCATATGTCGATGGTGATTAGCACATTGCCATTGAGTGACGTCTTTGTTGCGGTAGGAACAACTTGAATATCACCAACAATGACGAAGGGATACGGGGCGTTCTCCTGCTGCATGGGCAAATGGTCGTAGGTCTTGTACCCAGATGATTGCGAGAAAGCATAGAAGTAGTCGTAGAGCTCTTGCTCTGGTGATGTGATTTGAATCACCTACTTTGCTGCTTGTTTAAGCTGATTAATAAACTGCACTTTCTGATAAAGGAACGCAGGCTTCAATACAGGACGTGCCCGCATGAAACGGGTCCCGTTTTCGGTGTATGGGTTGTATTCCATTGACATGCCAACTATGCCCGTTAGACCGCCATCTTCAAGCGATAACTTGATACCACGCTTTGTAGCACCAGTAGGATGAGCATACACAGTGCCCGTCATTTGCTGAGAACGAGTCTGGAGCTGTGCTGTCTGCTGTTTGACGATTTGTTTGACAACGTCCATCTTCGCTCGCTTCAGCAGACCAGCAACCAATTTGTCCATGCCTTTAATCTCCATGTTGTAGCTAATGCTGGCTTTGCTCATTTCGTCTCACCCACAATCAAAGTAGCGTTTTGAAGTGGGACACGGTCAGTATTGAGGGCATAATGAGTCGCTTCATCGTCAATCGTTAAATAGCTCCAATTGACGGTGACTGGCTCAACTAATCGGATCACCTTTGCCTTTTGAGCGTAGTTTCCGAATAGCTGAACGCTCTTGTCTGTTCCCATGTCGGTGACACTGGCAACTGCAGTTGCCACCTTTTTCACATCACCGTATTGATGTGTTTGCGGATCATATTCTTCATCATCAAGCCAGAATGTAACCTCATGATCTAACCGCATATGATCACCTCTTTGGATAGCCAGAAATGAAGCTAACGGTGCCAAGAGACTTGGCATTCTTCCCGTTGGCTTCTTTCCAGTCATTGATGTCGTCAGCAAAATCATCGAAGTCGTTAGACTTGAACGTGAACGACTGGCCTTCTTGCTCGTATGACGTCATTCCTTCGTTCTTACGCCGGTTATATCGTCGCACGCAGACTTCCAAGGCAATGTAGGCTAACTCATTAGGAAAGGCCTCATCCGTTCGCAAACCGAGCTTAAATCGTAAGGCCTGCGTCGTATTTTGGATAATCAGGTTAAGCACATCATCCTGTGTGTCAGTTTTGATTTCCATCATCGTCTTCAAATCTGCAAGCTTTATTGGATCGCTTTCTGCCATCACTTCACCGCCTTTATTGCTTGAGCGTACTTGTATGAGCACTTCAACTTATCAACGAAGCTAAGGTCATCACCAAACGGGACTCGATCGGTGTACTTGCCCTTAAAGAAAAGATCATGCATATCACCGGTAACACCAGCATTGTGCATGATCTTGGTTTCACTCCATCGTTTCACGGGATCAGTTGGCCAACAAAAATCGAGCTCATCACTGATGACGGGCCCGATGTTGAAGTACATCATATTCCATAACTGCGACCACATTTCTGCTGTCCATTTCTGGATATTGCTGTCGACCGTTTGCAGGTATTGCCACAGTCGGTTGCTGTCGGTATACACCTTCCGCCAGTATTCAGCTGACGGGTGACTGATGAGCCACTGAGCACCACCAGAATTATGGTTGATAGTTTCAAGCGAAGCCAACGTGACTCCGACAATATCAGCCATGTGTTTCAGGATCTCTTCTCCGTGTTCGCACTGCTTGATATAGTCAACGCTGATATAGCTAAGCGTGTTACTACACAGCCAGCGATCAGGCTTTGCTTTCAGCTTGCGAAAGTCTGGCCGTTTACGGAATATCACATCGCTATCGAAGTAGAAATAGTCCTCTTTTTCGCGTTCGGGGTCCTCAGCTAGATACTGCCACCACAGCCAAGGCTTCACAGACGGGATATATTGCTTGTCTGCGCGCTTGTCGGTATACGTGTGTACTTCTACTCCATATTTGCTGGCAAGCGTTTCTGGCACCTTATAATCATGCACGGTGAAGAGCAAAACGACATCTTTCATGTCAAACCCGACACTTTGCAGATTAGTTAGGCAGACTTCTAATTCCCATTTGAATCTCCGAATAGCGGGTTGACACAAAATAAGCTTCATTCTGTCCTCCGATCAGCCGCCCGGTTTCCCGTACTGTCCTATTTCGATAGGCGACTTGTATCAATTGATTAACCGTGCGAAGTGGTGGTGGTAGTCGTTTTGCCCGGAACGAGCACTTTGGCTTGCAAGACGTTCTCGGCTTCTGGGAAGCTAGGAAGCGCGGTGGCTGCCGCCTTTTCCCACGTTGCAATTGGATCTTGCGTGGTTTCGTAAACGGTGGTGAACACATTGCCAACAGTGCCCTGTTGAACACCTGGAGTTGCGATCAATCGAGACTCTTCAGGAGTAGGACCATAAACGGTTTGCCCGAGCTGGTCATCACCAAAGGCTACCAAAGTATCTTCCGGGAAGTACCGTTCAACGGTATAGATACCATTGGCTCCCTGCTTGCGGTACTTGGCATCATACGTCACGATGGTTGGCAAGCCGAACGACTGCATAACCGCATTGAGACTGCCAACACTAGGCAACAGGCCTGCTGTCTTGAAGTAGTCAGCAAATGCCTTGCTCCGAATCAGGGCAGTCTGCACCTTTGAAGAAGTCAAGATACGCGTTGGCACGTAGTCGAGCAGTGCAAACCAGTCTTGCAAGTCCTTAATCGGATCAGCACCAGCAGCGTCCCAAGAGGTAGTTGCGGTAACTTGGTGTTCTTCTGGAACATGGTAATCAACATTGAAGTTGAGATTGTTCTCATTAATGGTGATCTTACCAGTTGCCAAAGCCTCCATGCGCATCTTTTCAACGCGCGCATAAACACCTTGAACCAAAACATCCAAGTCGTTGTACACAAGGCTGGTCAGGTAGTTCTGTTCAGCCAGTGTGCGTGGATTGCGTAATGCGATCAGGTCCTTTTCCTTAAGCTGCATCTTACGTTTGATGTAGCCGAGTTCAGCGGCCTGAACACTTGCTTCACGACTGCCAATCTCCGCTTCCGTATCGAATGCAGAAATAGACGCCACGATAGGCGTCTTAGACCCACCACGAAGAAATTCGAAATCCAACTGATTAATTTTGGTTGATGGGAACAAGGTGTCCCCAAGCAATTGCGGGTACTGGCGGTTTTGAACGTAATCAAGTACCGTCTTTTGATTAAACAAATCTAAAATAGCTGGCATAAGTTAATCCTCCTTAGTCAGAAACGTGGCTGAACTTGATTTCTTTCAGCGCAGTGATAGCGTTAGTGGACGGCTTGACTGGCAAGCGAGCTGCGTTCACATATCCTTCAACGATGACGCCTACCGGTTGAGAACCCTCACTGACATCAACATCATTAATGGTCACGCCGATTGCCGTTGCATCGTTCTTTGGAAAGATAGAACCTGCTGGCAATACACCTTTCACGACACCATCAGTTGAACTGTCGGCTTGGCGAGTGAATGAAACGAATTTCTCGCTATCCAAGAAGTTGATCTCAGATGCGGTTACCTTTTTACCTGCGTACATAAAAGTACCTCCTTATTTTTGTTTCCATGGGTCGTTAACAACTTGGCTCTGCTGATTCCGTTGTTTAGCAAATGCCGCGCCCGGAGTCTCCACCTTTGAACCATGCGTTTTGGGTGTGCTTCCCTTAAGCAACTCTTGACGAACACCTTCAGCCACTGCCTGATCATGCGCAATGAGCCACTTTACATTCGCCTCAGTAGATTCTGCCTCTGGCGTTACAACGTGCTGCAAATCGTCCTCAGTGACTGTCAATTTGGCGTCCTCAAACATCGATCGAGCCTGTTTGCCCATCTCGTAGGTGGCAAGCTGTGACTTGAGTTCGTCTCGCTCTTTTTGAGCCTTTTCTAGCTCATAATCCTTCTTCTGGTCGGCATTCATCTTGGCCAGCTTTGCAGCCTCATCAACAGCAGCTTGCTTTTCCTTCTCGGCACGAGCAAGACGTTTTTTAACAATGTCGTTGACCTGTTCATCGGTGTAGGTATGCTGATCAGAGCTTTCATCAGAACTGTCTTGGTCATTTTCCGAGTCTTGAGTGTTGGTGTCATTTTCACTTTGAGATTCGCCATTTTGCTGGTTCTCTTGACTACCGTCAGCACCAGTATCTTCAGCGAAAAATTGTAAATTCATCGGCATTAAAATCTTTGGAATCATGTTCAGAACTCCTTCCACAGCTTTTTAGACGGATCAGGCTTGCGTCTTAATTTACCGGAGCTTTTAGAGTCGATCACGCTTGGACTTGATGGTATAAAAATAGCCACTAGCTGCGGCTTAGAAATTATTTAGCTTCATCACCCGGTGCATATGCCGCAATGGAGCATCGGCAGTTGGGGTGAACTGGAATATCTGGCACATCGTCTACACGATAAATGCCTCTACCAGTTCTACCACCTTCTGAAATCTCCTTACACACATCACACACGCTTGGTTCAGCCACCCATTTGCAATAGTCATAGCCAAACTTATTGAAGCTATCTAATTGCGCCTGTGTTTGAATTCGAGCTGACTCAGTACGTGCAATTCGTTCTGTCACATAGCGGTGATTGTTAACCGTTTCTGCCACTTGACCGCGTAACTTACGAGCAATCTTTAGTGGGCTCTGTCCTTGAATGGTGGCGGCAGTCAATAGCTCGTCCAGTTCGGCCTTTAGAATGTCATGATTGATCCAGATGCGCTGTGAGAAGGTGTAATCTCCCTCTCGTTTGGAGAGCAATTTGGCTAAATCAGTGTAGCCGCCCTCAGATACCGTCTCTCCGAGTATTCCAGCTTGCCGTTTGATCTCGGATTGATAATCCTTACTCAGCTTGGAAACAAGATCGGCGTTCACTTTCATGTGTGCATCAAGCATTTCTTGACCAATCTCACTCTTGAGCATTTCTAAGCGATTAATGCGCATGGTAGCGTTGTATAGCTTGAGACGATCATTGACATCCTTGCTAAAGTCGGAATATTTGAGCGGTTCACCGTTGTACATCTTTCTAGCATCATCGACAATCGACTTTGCTTCCGCTTGATAAGCTTTAATATCGGTGGCCATTACTGCTTGACGCGCACCGGCCATACTGTCGTTGCTATATGCGGCATACTTGGCAAGCTCTGAATCAATATCCTTTTGAATGTTGGTTAAAGCTTTGTCAAAATATTCCTGAATTCGGGCATTGAACGCCTCGTCATTCTTAAGGTTATCGACAATCCATTTCCGTTCAGCGGCCGTTCGCTTATTCCAGTAGGCAGAATTACTCGCTATCTGTTGCTGAGTCGTTGTTGTCATCATTGCTCCCTCCATCAGTCGAAGGCTTGCCGTCTGGGGTCAGTTCAAATCCTTTGCCCGCATCTCCCAGAATCTCGGCAGCTTTCTCCTCATCAAAGGGAAACGCGGAAGTAAGCATTTGAATAGCTGATTCTCTTGGCAAAGCATGTGAGGCAACCTGCTGCACGATTGAAATCATAGACGTGATCTGAGATCCATTAAGGCTTACTTGCTGAACAGTCTTAGCATCTGTGCCGCTGGCATCGTCACCATTCATGAATTTCTGGAAGTCTGGACTTGATGGGCTGTTAGTAGCAGCGTCCTTTGCTTTCTGGGCAGTCTCGTCAGCAATACGTTTAATTTCAGCCTTAGGATCATCGACAAACGATAAGGTACTCAGCATGGTTTGATCTGATACAAGCCCTTTGAGTTTAGAAGCCGCGTCCGTTTCGTCGGTAATGTTCTCCGGAAGATTTCGCGTGAATGCGAAGTTAAGCTTTTGCCAGTCATCAGATTTACTTTCTGGAAGGATTGTCCCAACACTGAATGCAATCTTGTAAAGGGACCGGAGTGACTGTGTGAACTTACGATCTTGATTGGCCGCTAGGTTCCTCATTGGTAGCAATTTGTATTGCAATGCAACACCAGAGCTATTGCCGCTGAATGCTTCATCGTTCAAGTTTGCAACCATGCTGATCTGATAGATCATGCTGATGAGGCGGTCAATGAGGTGCTCTTGAATGGCATCGCCATCAGGCTTGGTAAGAAATTCAGCTACGCCTTGAGCAGAATCAGCGTCTGGCGCATAGATGATTTGGTTGCCGTTAAGATCGAGTTTGGGGTTACCATCATCGTCTTCATCAAGTTTCAGACCCTTGAGAACCAAGTACGCATTGTCAAAATACTCATTCTGGTTCGCCTTCTGGCTTAGCACCTTGTCTAACGCATTGATGAGCGTCTCGACGTTTTCAAAGATGCCTTGACGCTCGGTGTTCATGAAGAACTCAACTGCTGGTACTTCGTTAAATGGGTTAAATCCGTCTGTCCCTTCAAGGCGTGTCATATCAAGTCCGTATATGCCGTCTCTCAGGTATACCTTTCCGGCCAACGTCTTGTCTTCATCATGCCAATACATGACAAACGCAATGGCTTTGTGCGCTACCGTGTCATCATAGACAATGAATGAATTGATAGGCGAGCTGTACGCAATACACGTCTTGCTGTCTTCGTCTTGGTACCAAAAAGCAAGCGCCCGTCCGTAAATGGCTGCTTGCTTGCTGATCTCGCTTAATTTGTCTTGAACGCTGTTTGTGTCATTCCACTCTTGCAGCAAAGTATTGTCCTGTGTGTTGTCGAGCGTGATCTTTGGTGGAATGCCAATGTAAAACCCATTGTAGGTATCCACGATATAGTGAGCCAAGTTGCCAACAAGACGATTGTCTGGCCCATGATCCTTTTTCGCATCATCAATAATCTGGTGCTGACCGAGGTACATTTTCTTTGCTGGAAGGTACTTGTTTTTAGCTAGATCATCATTGGCAGTAATAAACGCATTGATGTCATCGCCAGTTAGCTCTTCATCAGTCGGGAAAATAAACACATCTCCGTCTGTGATTGAGCCTTTCCCTTGAACTGTTAATATGATGGCCACCTCCTTAGAAGTATTTGCTTGTGTTCTTGAACGTATGAGCTGCATTTCTCCGTTTGATTACCTGCATGACAAAATATCTCATGGCGTCCATTGCGTGGTCATGTGCCTTAACCACTTTGTCTTCACCCTTTTGACTGGCCTTGTCATCCCACACATAAGATGCGAACTCTTTGAACAGATTAGTTAGCCCAGGTGTGAACTTGATCTCGCCAGAGTTCATAGCTGTTTGTGTTTCTCTAATGCCGTTTAGCACATCGTTATCAGCTTTAATAACCCGATACTGGCGTTCTCTCAGTTTGGCAATAAACGAAGCCGCTGATGGATCAACAATCACTTCACAGCGTATGTCACCGACAAATTGGCTGAAATCCCGAGCGTATTCATCATCTGTCTTCTGTCTGCTGCTATGCCGTCCATCGTAGTAATACTCTTTGAGGCAATACCAAACAGAGCCACATTTCCCCCAAAGCAAGAAAGCTGTGGGGTTCTGTGTGCCATAGTCCACACTGACACAGTATCGGCTTGGTTGCTGGTTCGGATTGCTGACCATCTCGTCTTTGTTGAAGTTGTCGTAGACAATTCCATCAGCCAGAACCCATTGTCCCAGAATGTATCGCTGGTAAAACACTCCTGAGTACATATGTTCGTACCTGTCAATAACTTCATCGCTCAGGCTCGGATTGTCTGTCATCACAAAGTGGAGACGCAATGCGCGTTTATCGTCTGCTTGATCAATCCAGTCAGTCTTGAACCAGTGATACGGGCCCTCTGGGTTCATATTGAACCAGTATTTGCCGCCAGTAACGGAAACACGCGCTGTCGCTTGATTGACAAACGACTGTGGCATGAGAGCTGCTTCATCAAAGAACATTCCGGCAAGTGTGATCCCTTGAATCAGATCTTGGCTGCTTTCATCTTTACCGCCGAATAAATAGTAGAGGTTGGTTCTTCCATCAAGGCTGATTTCCAGCATGTTTTCTGAACGCCGATCCACAACCGAGAATCCCACTTGTTGCAATGTTTGTTTGAGTGGCCTGATAACATTTCGACGCAATGATCCAATGGTTTTGCCGGCAATGCCAAATTGCTCGCGGTCAAACATAATCATGCTCCACAGAACATAGCTGATCGACATCGCAAACGTCTTTCCGGAACGCACAGCACCATCAGCAATAATTGTCTGCTTGTCTGGATAGCGGCGCCACCAGTTGATGATGTCTAACTGTTTCCCTTTGAATTGATCAATCGGAGTTGTCATTGACATCACCACCCTTTGGGATACTCTCATCAATTGCTGCCAAAAGCTTGTTCAGCCCTCCATCTTGTCCTTCTGGTGTGTGATAGGCGCTGGCCTTGGCTTCCATGATGTCAGCCTCGGCTTCAGACTTGCGAACATCGGCCTTAGTTTTCTCAATATCAGTAATAATCTTCGTTAGCTGAGCATTGAGCAACTCATCATTGCCAGGGTAACGCTTTAACAATTCGCGTCCTGCTGCCATGCGGTCTTTGATGCTTGGCTCGTTTTCAACAGCATCTGCACCGTCTGGAGTGCTAACTATAATTGTCTCTTTTGCCTCTCCACGGAGAACGGTAGTGAAGTATTGAAGCACCTCAGCAGCCTTGGCAATCTTGTCAGATTCTAGGCGTTTCATGCGTTCGTCGATGGCAGCTTTAATGTTAGGTTTTGTTAGGTTTTCTGCACCGGCAAACCTAGCCGTTCTTTTGCTGTATCCTGCTTCTAGTGCCGCTTTGGTGGCATTGCTATCAGCAATATAAGAATCAACGAACTTCTTCTGTTTTGCTGTCAGTCGCATTACATATCACCACACCTTCCTTCCATTAAAAAAGCGGTAGCTAGTTAGCTATCGCTGGTTATAATTCATTAAGCTGTTGTTACTCCTGGATTGTCTTTACTAGGCTGTTTCTTCTTATCAGCCTTGGCCTTGTCCCGCTGTTTTTTCAACTTGTCCTTGAGGTTCTTATAGACGTCTTTTGGTGACGGCAAGTGGAATGCCACAGTATCCACCCCCTTTTTGACAAGCATACCTTACTTTCAGGATGTGCGTATCCGCCTCGCGTCTTAACTTGATTAGAGCGTGAACGGACAATTTCTCTGTCAATCTTGCCGATGGTCCACGCTTCAACTTTCGGCATGTAAACGCCGTATTTTGTTGTAATCATTTGAGCCATGAAATCACCTCACACATAGTAAATGGCACGGGTATCATGATCGCTGTATTCGACCAGCTCAAACGTTTTGTGAGCAACCACGCCAATATCATCAGTCCACTGATCGGTTGGCTTGCGTGTCGATACTTGACGCTGAACGAATCCACCTAGGTCTTTGCTCATCTCTGAATGCAGATGACCCGTAAACAGCTCGCGGTTCTGCGCTGTGCCTAACATGAAGCCAAACTCATCTAGGTATTTTGCAAGGTAGTTGTTCTTGCCCTTGTCACCGTGAGTGGCGCCAATGAAGTTGTGCCCTAACATTGCACCTTTGTAATGCTTCAGCGATATATCCCAAGTGATGTTTGTCTGGTTGCTGTAGGCGCGTTTCAATAGACGTGCGAACATATATCCAACTGACGGGTCGTGATTTCCGGCACAATACATGACCTCACACTCATTGGCATTCTTAATGATTGCTTCAATCAGCGTCTCGAAGTATTGTTCCATTTCATTAACAGTCTCGCCTAAGTCAGTTGTTTCGAGCTGTGTGCCCTTTGCTGTGGTCGAGTTGATATTGTCAACATGAGCCAGATCACCGCCCAGAATGAGCAATATTTTGGCGTAGTGGCCGCGTTGAATGATCTCTAGTTGCCGTTTAAGAGATTCAGCATAGATGTCGAATGTGTGACCGTTGAAATGTGTATCAAAAGCAGGAATGACTAGATAGCGATCTGATTCCACAAAAATAGGAGCCTTAGCTTGATACGGCTCCTTGTGTGTGATGATGTCATTCATCAATGATTCATATTGTTCTGCTTCGACTAACGGCCTGATTTGTATCTTGCTTTGATACAATGTCGCTTCAGGCGTCTGCTTCCAAAAATTGCTTGTGGCACGTACAAGCTCCCACTTGGTGTAATCGTACCCGTGAGCTTCCAAAACCTCTCTAGGCGTCATTTTGTGACCCCTGACAACCTTCAGAATGGTTTCACTGGATTGTGTTCCGTCTGAATCGTATTCGTTCTTCAGTGGCTTTTGGAACTCGACACCAAGCCGTTTTGCTTTGCCCTGCAACGCATCATAGCTAATCCCGAGCTTGTCGGCTGTCTCGCGTCTTGTAAAGCCTTCAGAGGCGAGCTTCCTAATGCCACTGATTTGTTCATCTGTCCATTGCATCTACTCGCCTCCTGAAATATAATAATTGTGAGCAGTTTAGAGATTCTGCTCAGCTCCCTCATAAAGAACTTCCCGAGTTCTTAAGCCCTCGGATTCGGCCCCGAGAGCTTTTTTGTTGCTTAAAAAATTTCGATGAGTTAGAATTAAATTGTTCACAACAGATACTCATTTTCATTCCTCGGTACTACCCCACTCCTTAGCTCTCGGCCCCCAACCGAGAGCTTTTTTATGTGCCTATTATAAGTATTGTGTTACAATGACTTAGTGAGTTCATTCTCACACTTCAAAAGTGATTGGCCCTCGTTTTCCCAGAGCGAGGGCTTTTTTTTGCACAAAAATAGCACCTCACCGTTTGGCGGAGTGCTTAGTAGTCGACTATTATCAGTAACTATGCACGGATTTCCAGTAGTGCTCTTACTTTACTAGAGACCCTATTTGCGAGTTCGCTGTTTCCCTGATAGCCATTATCATAAAACTCGGTGTACTCAGACGAAATGTCTGCCGGAAGATGCTCACCATAATCTTTTTTAAAGCTTTCTCTGTTGCAAACTGTAATAACTTTTTTGCCAATTGTGTGACAAATGCCGAGCTCATAAAACACATTTGGGTTCTTATAGCTCAAATCAGCTATAGCAAAAGCCGATGTGCAAATATCTTGCCAAATATTTTCTACAATGTTATTGCCTCTATTAGGATCAAACATATCTTCCGATTTTATGATACTGACATCATTTCCTACTTTGTCAACAATCGCCGTCATTGCATTAAGTGGTTCTTCTCTAAAAGGTAAGATATAAAAAATCTTATTCTTATTGACAACCATATTACGCGCCTTAAATTTCGGATCAATAATCATCATGTTGTTTTTCCTTTCGAAATACTTGATTATATTGGTAGAATTATATTCTAGGTTGTCTTTTAAATCTTTGGCATCATTTACTAGTTCTTTTAATTTTGCAAGCTTTGATTCAGTCGGTGTTACAGTAATGCTTGTCAATTGCTTAGAATATTTAGATATGAGGTTTACTGGTATTTGAACAAAGAATTGGGGACTGTACCCTCGGTATAGGCCCATATGAATACCTAATAATTCGTGTGCTTGAGATATGCTTTGTGCTTGCATATTCAAAAACGATATTTCTTCAAACCCATGTATGGCTTTTTGACTGGTTAATCCTAAAACCACCTGATTTGTCGCTAATAGCCCCCAAACATTATATGGTTGAACAAGCGATACTCTAGTAAGTCCCATTTGCATCAATGACGGGTCATTTTGAACATAGTCAAGCAGACAGTCTAAATACGTGATTAAATTTTTAGCATCCAATCCATATATAAAATCATTTATTGTCGACGCGTCTTTAATCCCGGATAAATTTGTTTTCATCATTTCAATCACCTCAAAAAAATAGTACCCCAGCATGAACTGGAATACTACATTGAGGTGATATCTGTGCTTCATATGTCTGCTGCTCGCTCTCCCAGTGTCAGATGGGGTCATCGCAAGCTGTGTCCGGTCGCTAAACTGGACAATGTGGCATGCGGGAATCGAACCCGCCTGACTATCACGGTCAGTCCATTTGCCACGCCTTGCCACAGCTTTATCATCACCATGGCTCGGAGGAAAAACGCGGTGTCTCAGGTTTCTCACCTTTGGCACAATACCATCATATGACGGAAAAACAGTTGAAAGGTCTCACAAAGGTCTCATCTCGATTTCAACCAATGGACAAATCTCAGCGAATGCGATTAGCGCTTCTCGTTTTGTTCGATAATACTGGGCTTTTGATAAAAACAGCTTGTCCATTATTTGCTGGTCAGTATATCGTTTGGTTAAGTAAGAACTTGTTAGTATAAGCCGATGATTCGCTGAATCCAGAGATTCAATAGCGCCTTCACAGCACGCTATATAGTACAGCTCGTCAGCGTGCGACACGAGCTTTTCCTCGGCTTTGTTGCCATAGCTAGGTGACTTAGGCATGCCGTCCATCACGGGGCTTCTGAGCGCTATTTTGGTGCGTTGAGCGAGCCGCTTGTGATGCCAGTAGTTCCCCAAGACCTCTTTGGCGTTTTCAATTGTTTTGTCATGATCAATTGGGCTAAAATATCTCGTTGCTCGCACCACTGCGTCCACTCCTTATGGTATAATTAAATTTGTAAAAGTTTGGGGGATAAGCGTGCCTTCGTGGTGCGCTTTTGTTATACTGTTTGTGAAGATGGTGGCTTAAGTTCCATTATTCAAAAGCCATGTATTGCATAAAAGTCCCTGTCTTCCACCCGTCGCTAATCCGGCGGTTTTTTGTTATACTGTCTTCGGAGGCCCACTCCAAAATGATTATTACCCTGGTTCAATTCACACACTGGCCTCCAGCGCGCCGCCAATCCGGCGTGCTTTTTTGTGTACTTTCGATATTTGTGTTTGCTACACTGATTAAGGAGGCAGCCTCTATTGTGGCGAAATTCATTACTTACATCTCTTAGCTTAATCTGCCTCCAGCGCGTCCCTCATCAGGCGCGCTTTTTTATTTGCAATCATTTTCTTCTTTTCCAGTTAGCCCACATCCACATTGCAACACCTGCGATTAGCAACATGACGGCAATCATTGCTTTCCCTCCAGCAGCTCCGGATTCTCAAAAATATTGCCGATGACCTCGCAATCTTCAGTTAGTCGTTGCCAAATACCATTGCCTCCATTGTCAAGCACATATCCAGCGGCATATGTTTCGTAGCTAACCGGTGCTATTACTGGTTTACCGTCTTGATTTCGAAGACCAATATCTAAGACATCGCCTTCGTAGATTTCCCGCCCGTTCTTATCGTGAAGTCCAGTGTATTGCATTAACGTCATCAGGTCTCTTTGAAACATGTCTATTGCATCGTATTGTTCTAGCAATTCTTCCCACGACAGCATGCGCGGATTCTCATAATATTTTGAATTGAGAAACGCTCTGAACTTAATCTCTCGTTTCATTTCTCCGCCTCCACTTTCACGATTTCGCCGGTTTCCTCAACGCGCCAGACACCTAGCACCCATGCACGGGCGAAAGTGTCTTGATCGACGCGCGTTTGACTATCAAGCGCAACTATTAGCGAATATCCCCGTCCTTTGCACCATTCAAGCCATTCACCGACTGCTTTTGGAATCACCGGCAGATCATCTGGCAAGGCGGCGTCATATTCTGAAAGATATTGATACCTTTTCAAGTCATAGTTAATGCTTTGCTCAATTCCATACATCACGAAAAAATCAAGAGCCTTTTTTAACACGTCCCGCTTCGTCTCATTGCTCATCGTCAGTCACCTCTTCTTTCTCACAGTCTTGCAAGCCGTAATGTTCGATCTCTGATTCGGTGAAAAGAAATAGGTCTTTGCTTAGAACCTGTCTAGTATCTTTTACAGGGAAAGGTTTCCAATTGTTGCGGGGTCCTTGCCTAGACTCACGAGAATACTTCTGAAAATGCCAGCCTTCCGCATGTGGCACCTTGACGTTGTACTTCTTCTCCTTTTCCTTTGCCACGGTGTAGCCGTTTACGTAAGCATTAATGAGCAACTCTTCATCCTCACCAGAATTGTTAGAAATATATCTGGCCGGAAGATAAAAGCTATTTGCAAAGTCAACGATTTCGGCTTGTTCCTCGGTTAGGACTACCTTTTTAGGCTCCTCAACGAATGTGACAACGTGGTCGCCACAGCCCATTGCCAATGCAGATGCTAAATCTTTATCGTCTGTTGCTGGAACTTCAACTTCTGAGCGAGCCCAAAATCCGGTTACTTTTCCACTAAAGTCCCAGTATTTGCCTTCATCGTCCTTTACCGCGTACAGTTTTTCATCGCTCATTTTTCGTCCTCCTGTTTGATTGGCACTAGTTTGTAGTCCACATCTTCGTACATGACGCCTACGACCTTGCCAGTTTCTTTGCTGATGTAGATGTCATCGAACGTGTCGTCTCCTGTTTTCATCGGTCGGCCTCCTTTACTGCTGCTAATTCCTGAATTACTTCGTTGTATCTTGCGGGTATCTCTGTTGATTCAATGTGATTTTGTTCAGGTTCTAGCCATTGTCGAATATCAAATTCTTGTTCAACGTCTTTGCTGTGCGGCATCACATTCACTGTACTGAAATGCAAATAGTCGTCTTCATCGTTTTGAATGAAATATACTTGTCTAGCAGCACGTGTCAGACTGTCACCATGAACAATTGTTGCGTTCATGCCGCGAATGGCACAGTTGAATATTAGAAACGGCAACGTGCTATCGCCAAGCTCTTCCAAATGATAAAAATACATGCTTGGCCGATAATCCCACGGCTTGTGCTTCAAACGGTCTTGCTGCCATCGTTGAATCATCATTGAGCCAGTCCCAGCGGCAACCTCGAAATACTCGCTACTGTCATTCGATCCAACAAGCATATTCACGAGCTTGCTGATGCTTTCAGGGGTGAAATCTTGTTTCTTGTCTTTGCGGTCAGCTTGAACGCTCATGAAATATTCTGAGAACCAGTCATGCGATACGTCTGTGCTGACATCTAAGAATTCTTTAAAAAGCTCGTTACGCTTTTGCTGATCCATGACAATCTTCATCAATGCTGCTGGGGCTTGTTGAGCTTCACGGACACCCAACAGTTTGTGAACGACATCTGCTGTGAATTTGGTCGTCATTTGTGTACCTCTCATTTCGCGCTGACTGACTTCACAGCCTGATCTGAATAGTCCTTGATGCTCTGCGCGTCTTTGATTGCCTGTGATAAGTCATTATTCGCCTGTTTGGCGGCTTCTAACTGTGATGTAAGGTCATTGATGGTCTGCTGCTTAGCATTGACCTCAGCCTGTTTCTGGGCGACTGCTTGCTGGCCTTCAACGATTTTTTGCTGAATCTGTGCGTCTTTGCTTGCCATATCGTTGTCGTATTGCCGTTTGAGTGCCGCATACTGTGCCTGCGCGTCAGACAACTGATGTTGTAAATCGGACAAGCTAGATTGTGAAGCATTGATCTTAGCCGTCAGCTTGTCGATATTGTTTTTGGTCTCCACGATGTTCTGGTGACCTTGCCAAACGTTGTCGGCAATGGCGGTTACACCGGCCCCAAACATAAGTCCTGCTAAAACAGTTACTGTGAATGTCAATTTTTTATTCATGATTTTTTCTCCTTAGTTTTTAAAGTTGTTCTTCCGTGAATAGCCCTGTGTGATAGTCATATCTAGCAATTGTGATCGGTATTTTGTACCTGATCATGAACAGCAACATTTTCTGCTTAGAATCACGAGTCAGTGTGGCATTCCCACCTTTGACGTCCACCACTTTCGTTAGCTTGCCATTTTCGTAAAAGCAGAAATCTGGAGTGTATCTTCGTGCTGAATATCGCTTGCCGTTTATCACGAAAGCCGAAATAATCTCAAAATGTTCCTGCATCGTTACCTTCTGTGGCTTGTTGCGTATCAGCATGTAATAGGCGCCCTCTGCCTTACTTGCGAATCGAATGCCATCAATCACAACCGGCTGTGCGTTGTATTTGCCTCTGCGTCTCTTGCGAACAACCATGGCTAACGACTCACGATCTCTTCATGGCCGTTGTTGCGGCTTGGCAACTTGATCTCAAACTCGCTTGCCACTCGCTTCACGAACGTTGTTGACTTTCCAATCCGTTTTGCAACGTCAATCAGCGTGTCACATTGTGAGGCCGCTTCTGCAATTCCGCGCGCGTATTTGGCACGGGCTTCTTTTCGTTTTTTTGAAATCTTTTTAAGGCCGTTGTTGACTGAAGTCTTCAAAATGTCGCTGTCATCAACACCGGCTACCGCATGTTTCTCGACAATCGCTTTCTTTGATACAACGATCAGGTTATTGAACTCTTGTTTCTCGATTTTTGAGAATGCTTCGCTTTCAGAAATGTCTAGTATTGCTGAGTTTTCATAGCGCTTAAGTAATCCAGCCTTGAAATCGCGCCACACTTTGTCGCCCTGCTTGTATAAACGCACTGTTACTTGTGTCATGCTTTTCCCTCCTGACGCAACTCGATGTATTCTTGCTCGCTGATTGGCTGTCTTAGTTTTTCCAGCGATATCCCCATGGCTTTGGCTATTTTTGTAAGTGTGATCCTCATTACCTCTTTGCCACTAAGAAAACTAGCAACTGTAATGCGACTCACGCCAGCAATCAAAGCAAAACGGTATATTGGCAAGCTGTGATGATCGTCAAGAAAGTTGCGAAGTCGTTCACGTGCCCAGTCTTGGCCTGCATTGTTAGTTTCGCTCGTATGCTCAATCATGCTTTTGCCTCCTGCTTAATTAATGGCGTTTCTGAAAAGTCCAGTGTTGCGAAGTGATTGGCAAGCTCAAGCAATTTAAGCAAGTTGCCCGAAACTTCTCCATCAGCATATATGCTGTCTGACGCTTCATGAATCATGCGTGCATTTGCCTGAACAATGCTCTCAACAAGAACGACGATGTCTTGCCACTGTGCTTCAGTAACGTTTAGGCAACTACTGTCATAATCACGTTCGATGTCCGCTACTGTTTGATTCAAGACCATTCCGTAGGCCCACAGTCGCTTATCCAAACGTTGCAAATATCTATTCGTCATTTCTTCTGCTGTCACGATCTTTTCCCCCTTACGTCGGTTAGCCTTTCAAAATTCAAGGTGCAGTCTTTTGATTTTGGAATAATTCGACTGATGAGTTTGCTGTTGTACATGTGCTCAAGCTCGCTCATCTCGTTGTTCGTTGTGATAATTGTTGATAGACGAGGACTGTTGCTCTCAAAATCAAGACGGGCATTTGCAACGCGGTACATCAGCTCTTGCATGTCGCGTCTAACCGGCTTGATGTCGAGTTTCATACCGCCTTCTGTCCCGAAGTCGTCCAGCAACAGCACGTCAGCCTCTTTCATTGCCCGCTCAATGCCTGCCAAGCGCTTGCGAACGTCTGGTGCATCGTATTGCAAGCTCATTAGGTTACTCAGCTCTGCCGTTGAGATAAACAGTCCCGACTGGCCTTGATCGCGCAAGCTGGTTAGCATCGCTAAGGCCAAGGACGTTTTACCCGTCCCACGCGGTCCAAACAGAACCACGTTCTTAGGCACTTCCACCATTTGCTTAGTCAGCTTGTATGCACGGTTTCCCAAATTTCTAGAGCCTTGCTGATCTGTTTGTAATTCTGGCCGCCATTTGTCGAACGTAAACTTAGCTGGAACGTCACCCGGGAAGACTGAGTAGCGATAAATGGCGCGTGCCTTTTTACGGCTCAGAGTGGCCATAGAGCGTTCGTAGAAGCGGTGCTCGATCTCGGCCTGAGTTGGCAGCTTGCTAACGTCCATTCCTCGCTTTTCGATTATTTTTTGCACGTCCGCATGTGTGAATAGGCCTTTAGTCGACTCCATATCCCCAGTTCTCCTTTACTTCTTTGCGGTCTGGTTGCTTCTCAGGCGTCTTAGTATCGTATTCGTTTCGCCAACCATGACCGGTGAACCAGTTACCAGCGGTCGTTACAAAGCCTTCTTGCTTGTTGTTTAGCTTGATATAGGCTTTGTATTCAGCAATCTTTGCCAGCACCTGATCCTTAGTCGTTTCACCAGATTCAACGGCCTGTACATAAGCTTCCTGAGATTTAGCATAGTTGCCTTGTTTCTTTGGGTAGGCTGGCCACACTTCAGTTGCAAACTCTTCAGGCAAACTCAACACACTCCCGTCCCCCTTGGGGGATTTAGGGGGTGTTTTAGTCTTACTCAAGTCATTCTCGGTAATACTAAAGAACCGTTCCGCATTCTGTTCCGCAGGTTGCCCCGCATTCTGTTCCGCGTTTTGTTCCGCATTCTGTTCCGTTTTTTCTCTCAAGCTGTTCCGTTTTTCTGATAATGGACGTCCATCTTGGCTCAAAGGAACAATTTTATAAATGGGACTATCCTCATTTTTCTTGCCCTTCACGTACATGAGAAGCTCTTGCTGTACAAGCACGTTTCTTGCTTTTGATAGTCCGTCATCAGACTTAATGCCAGTGAGAGACTTAAGATAGTCATTCTGGAGGCGGAAGGAAGCATCTAGTAATCCGCTATCGTTCGCGTAGTCTAGTAACTCGCGATACAGACAAGCTTGATTAACGGTGAGTTTCTTTACCGCTACCTTGAACTGACGAAATGCTCGTCGCTGGTTGAAATAGTTCATTCGAAGATCACCTCCGTTTTAATGGGCCTCACACCCATCCGTATGGGTACGCCATATCGTCTAAGGTTTTTAAAATGGAAGATCGTCATCGCTAATGTTAACGGGTTTACCTGAACCGCCAGCAAATGGATCAGGAGCTGTTTGTTGGCTCGGTTTAGTAAAAGGAGTGACGTTACTTGATTGCTGTGCTGATGAAACATCTGGACGCCGGACACCATTTGGCTGGCTTGGCTCGTTCAACAATTTGTGATATCCCTTTACCGTCAAATAAATCTTTCCATTTGTGTTTGGATCATCCCAATCAACATCAATCGTGAGAAGTTTGTTTAAGATTGATGCCGCAAACTGACCAACCGAGTCAAAGCTAGTGCCGTCTGTTGCTCCTAAGGCAACCGCCAAAGTGTTGAACCGTTTGATTGACCCATCAAGGTCTTCATTGCTCCAAGTGATGTTTTGATAGCGAATTTGTCCGCCTTTGTATTTACCATCTTGAACTTCGTAATCTACGGTGATGTAATCATTTCCCTGCTTCGAATGGTGCATGTCAGCACGGACAATTTTGACGTTATAGCGTCCTGCTTCTTCAACATACTTACCAAAAACATTGTTGTGATCGACTGTGAATAATGGCATTTTAGTTACCTTCCTTTTCGTTGGTTGTTGGTTTTTGATTTAAGAGTTCATCGGCTTTGATCAAAGTTCGATCGTCCAAACGATTCTTGGCATGATTTCCCTGCTCTGGATCAAGATCAATCATGCGTTGGCCTTCCTTCTTATAAAGACGACCCACAAGATCGAACGAAGCTGTGAAGGCGTTGAATGTTTTGGCATTCATATCTGCTTCAAAACGACCGTTCTCTCCGATACCAGAGGCACCGTTGTCGATTTGATGTGCTGTCGCATAGATGGTGACGCCACTATTTCTAAGCATTGTTCCTAGTTGGCGAAACCACAGTTGCAATTTTTGGTAGTTCTGGCGGCCGTCCTTAGAAGCGTTGTCGATATTCTCAAGGACAAGGTTTTGAAGTGATGTCATGTTGTCTAACGCAATAGCATCGTATTTATGACTATTAATCGCGTGCTGTAGCCACTTGCTGACGGTTGCTTGAATTGTTGGGAAATCTGCCTCCTCAACAATTGCCGTGTCCATCTGATCATCGGGTTTGATGACATTCGTTGACTGGTCAAAACTGAACAGAAATTTTTTGCCAGGAAATTGTTTAAAGAGACTCGTTTTCCCAGTACCACCGTCTCCATATATGAAGTACATATTTGGCATTCTAGGTAGCTTCCCGCTTTCGTAGAATTTCATGACAACGCCTCCGTCATTTGAATTGGCTTAATGTGTGGTGTTTCAGTTCCTGCCGGATCGACATGCATGCCAGGAATTGGTTGGCCATCTTCATCAATGACCTTGTCACCCGCCACAGTTACTTGCTTCTTAAGTTCTGACACAAGGACTTTTTCGGTTCGCTTGATGACTTGGGTTTGTTCAGATTTGTTCCAATTAGACTTAATGAAATTTAAAACCTGTGTTTCATCTGAGATTGCTGGTGTTGCCTTACGTTTAACCGTGAAGCTGACCTTGCCATATGGTGTGTCAAGCTTGAACTTGGGGTCATGCTTCCGATTGTTCGCAACATAGGCAAGCACTTCATGCTCAAGATAATTGCGTCGTGACTGACGAGCCTCAAGTGAGTGTTGAAGCCATTCGTTGAGTTGGTCGATGTTGGCTTGCACTACCTTCCGAGCTTCGGCATCTTCCTTGTTAAATTCACCTAACTTGCGCATTGCCCAAGTAGCTGATCCTAGATCGTGAACAGTATGCGTTTGGGCTTCCCCAAACTGTTTGATTTCGTCTAATGCCTTGCTATATTCGTCTTCTAGGGCCGGATTCAAAACCGGTGCTGTTTCTGTTGTATTCATCATGATTTTTCCTCCTGATCATCAGCAGCAATCGCTACACCACTAAGCTCTTCCAAGATGTATTTACGAATCTCTTTTGGATCATCTTTGATGTTGTCACCCTCGGGACCAACATTGGTGATGACACTTTCACCAAAAGGAATTGGTTTTCCGCTCCAATCAAGCATGGTCATCGACCGCCTTCCGTGATAAACTTAAGCTATAATTTAATGTGCTAAGTTTTTGACTTCCCGTAGTTGGCGCTACGGGATTTTTTTGTGCGCATTTGTTGAGCATCCGTTGACTAAGTTCGAACATCCAAAGCCAACCGCTATCTCCATGGCTCTTGTAAATCACGTTCTCGGCTTGATCATGAATGTCTTGCCAATATGCCTTCGTATCACGCATAGTTCTTCCTCCTAACGTGTCCATTGTTTCCAGCCTCCTACTGCTGTGGCACCGATCATGATGCCAGCCATAGCTACAAGCAGATACTTCCAAAAGGCCGATGATGGGTCGAACAGCACTGACATGATTGCTTCTAACATTTGTTACACCTCGGTATATGTTTCCATGAATTTGTCTACGGCACCTTCATACCAGCGCATTTGGCGCTTATCACTTTTCTTGGCTCCATCATTGCCTGCGTAGTAACGGGGCATTTTTGGATTAAAAGCAATTCGTTTGAAGGCATCCGTTTTTGTGTCTAAATGAAGTTTCTTACCAAGTTCCTCTTGCGTGAGTCCTTTCTTAGGCCGCAGCTTTTCGATTTCAGTAGCAACTATGCTTTTGATGATGGGGACGACTGCCTTCACAGTTTCCTGAATAAGCAGATGTAAAAGTTCTTGGCTTTCATCTAACTTCACCGCTACATCCATGCTTTCACCTTCTCTACTGGTCTGATTTGGGACTTTAGTGATCCGATTAGACTTTCCAGGCTTTCAACTAGTGATTCGCCTGAATCGATGTATGATCTGATTTTGTTGACGTCATTTGCCGTGAAATGATCACGGCCTTTAGACAGTACCGATTCGGATCGTTCAGCAGATTCTTCAAATTTCTTTTGAGCCATTTTTTCGTGGAGATAAACGACCAATGGATCGTCAGTATCAAGATCATCAGCAAAGACTCTTAATCCGGTTTGATATTCAATCACCGCGTTCAGAAATCGATCATTGCCAATCGCAAGTGCAACCGAAATCAGCTTATCGTTCGGTATTCCTCTTGCTTCCCAATTACTAATAGCGGCCTGTGTGACGTGTACGCGTGCTGCTAAGCTCTTGCGTGTCAGGCCCTCTTCTTGAAGGCTTCTTGAAAATTCTTGAAAGATGTTAATTGCCATAACCACACCTCCTTTAAATGTGTACCGCCGATGTAGTAGTTTCACGGCGATATATGCGATGATTAAGCTGTAGCAAGGTAATCAATCATTTCGTTCCTTGCGCGTTCCCTTTCAGCACTGATTGCCATTTCGAGCATGTCATCGTCCATGGTTTCCCAAAAAGCTTTGGGCTTATCATCGCGGTAGCTCATCAGCGCTTCGATCATTTGCTGTCGATCCATGTGGCTCACCTCCTTAACTTGAAAACTGAATATTGTGTGATTGCCTCCCGCCGAGTGCGATAATTGCATCGAAGGGAGGTGATTAATGATGCAACGCCAGTTTGTTTCATCAAGCCGGATTCGTAGCGTAGGTTGGTCGAATGACACCCTTGAAGTAGAATTCAAGGACGGTGCTGTTTACCAATACCACGACGTTTCAGCAGGCGAGTATCAAGCGTTCATTCGCTCTAGCTCACTCGGCTCTGCTCTGTCACGATTAGACAAGGTCCATCCATATAACCGCATCTAGTCTTTATGGGTCTCCGCTGGCATGAAGGTGTCGGTGGAGACCTTTTTAATCCCATCAGCGTCAATTTCAATCCGCTGGTATGGATTTCCTTGTTCCTGCAATATTTCTGCAATGCGCAATGCGTGTTGCTTAAGCTCTTCGTTCATTTGACTGCCTCCTCTCGCTGGGCGGGAATGTGAATATCTCCTGATGTGATAGTCTCGCTAAAAAAAAGCTCACCAACAGATTTACCGTAATGTTCCGCAACTTTACGCTTAGTTTTGTCGGAGCCATTCCGATCACCAGTCTCCATCATTGCAAGCATAGATTGTGCGATACCAATAGCATTTGCCGCCTGTGCCTGTGACTCTCTCTTAGCTTTTCGTGCCTCTAAAAGCTTGTTCATTGTTTTGCCTCCTTATCACTTGATGTGATAACTATATCATCGCTTCACGTGATAGTCAACAATAAAAATCACTTTTTGAAATACTTTCTAAAAATCACTTCGAGTGATTGTATAATCGCATTAGGAGGACTGCTCATGAATATTGGCGAAAGAATTGCAATGCTACGAAAAGAGCGAGGCTGGAACCAACAACAACTCGCAGACAAAATTAATGTGAGTCAGTCCACTCTTGCTATGTGGGAAACTGACAAACGGCGTCCGAACACAGATGCTTTGAACGACCTAGCGGACATATTTAATGTTTCTTTGGACTTTCTTATGTATCGTACAAATAAACGCAGATATTATGAGCTAACCGATAAGGACACCGAGGATATCGCTAAACAGGCTCAGCAGATTATTGACGGTATGAATTCAGATGCTAGTGTCAATTTTTACGGTGAACCGATGACAGATGAACAAAAGCAATCTATGAGGGACATTATAGAAATGGGGCTTCGTATCAATAAAGAAAAAGCGAAAAATAAATTCACACCTAAGAAGTATCGAGATACGGGCGGTGATTAAATGTCGTATGCCAGTGACGTTGCTGATCAAACTTTTAAATGTACGGCTGATGTCGCAATAGATTCGACTGATCCATTTTCCATATGCAAAACATATGACTATGGGGTCAAACGGGTCACTATGCCCAATTCAACCATGGGGCTATCAGTCAGGACTAATCGCTGTGCAACGATATTCTTGAGCGACAATCTTACTAATTCTCAGGAACTGCTTGTTCTTCTCCACGAAGTTGGCCATTGCCGCATGCATAAAAACGATAGCACGCCATTTATGCGTTCTATGATGTTTGGCGGTTGGATACCAAGAATTGAACGAGAGGCAAATGAATTTGCTGTTAGATACATGGTGGATATTCTGAAGGCTCAAGACGTTGAACTTACAACGACTTATGGGATACTTCAATATTTTGATCTTCCAGAATCATTCAACCGTTTTGTACTTGTTTAGCCGAGGCGCTCACTAATAGGCGCAAAGCATAATGGAGGGAAAGCAATGGGGTTTTTTGACAAGCTTAAAGAAGCCGGAAACAAATTGAATAAAGCATCTTCACTCACACCAGAAGAAAAGGAGGAACGCAAACAAGCCAAAATAGCCCTAAAAGCAGAAGTCATTTTGGAGGAACCCATCAAGTTTGTGAGCGGCCACGAACTTGTTGGCGCTTCTGGATTCGGCAGCAGAATTTACCAATTAAAAGATAATACCGTTATTTTCGGGCTTAACAATCCGGACCACTTTTGGATAACAGGCATAGAATTTGCAGGACCAAGGTATCATGAGATTCAAACTACCAAAAGCAAATCAGATACCAAGGGCAAATCCAAAACCAAAAAGCATCGACATGGATTGGGTGGAGCTGTAATAGGGACAATTCTTGCCCCAGGTGTCGGCACTGTTGCTGGGGCTATCGTTGGCAGCCATTCTGGAAAAGACAAAACAAAGGGAAGCAGCTCCACTATTGGCGAAGCGTCAACAATCACTTCTCAGATTGAGGACGACTCGTCTACTATTGTCAAGCTTACAAATGCTGCCACTGATGAAAACGTTCAAATTATTCTTTTAACAAAAACTAGAGATTACCAGAGGCTAATGTCTTTCCATGTAAATATGGAAGTTATCAACAAGGACGATAGCGATGACCATAGTGAATCGTCATCTCGTACGTCTGCGAATCCAAAAACCGATACATTGTCCTCGAGCCCTGTTGAGGAAATTCGAAAATATAAGCAGTTATTGGATGATGGTATTATCACTGCTGAGGAATTTTCCACAAAAAAGAAGCAGCTATTAGGGTTATAACCTGTAAAATCACTTTCTGTGACTCAAAATCAGTCTAAATCCTGACGACTATAAAAGCTGTGAGTTAGGGGGACGTGTCATGGGACTGTTTGACCGCTTTAAGAAACTGGTTGTCGGTAATTCGAGCGAAACGCTTCCTACACAGCCGGCTGTAAACATAAAGAAACACAGCCAACCAATGCAACAGCACGGAATTACGACTCAAGTAATTCATAACATCCCGACCGAAGTTGCTGAATTAATGTGGTTTTTCGATGGACCGTTGAAAAACCTTGACGCTGAAACAGAAGAGCCATCCGGAATTTCTTTTCGATTACCTGTCAAAAAGGCTAGTGCGCCAACGAGAATGGGTTACTGGCCGTCATACCATAAGATGTCACCCACTGAGCGATATAGCTATCTAAACTGGCTAACAAACGTTGATCAGCCTATTGATATCGGTTATGTCTTTGTTTTCTTTTATGGTCTTGAGCGCATGATTGCAACACCGAAACATGATGCTGCAGTGAAGATGATTCATCGGCTAAAGGAGCACCACAACGAAAGCGGGTCATTCTCATCCTATTCAGATGAAGCACTTGCGTACGCCGCGTTACTTTATCACGATCCTACCCCACTACAATATATCCGCGGAACTAACACATCGATGTTGATACTATCGAAGGCAACCTTCGATCATCGGTTAACTGCTGATGAAATCTTGTCAAGTTCACGCGGGTTCGGATGGGACAACACTAGATACATTAAAAATGAACATGAACTTTTTGAGCATAATCTTCTTGTTTGTCTACAAAATTTGTACAAACAGGACTATTATCCGATTCCAAATCAACTAGATCAAGTCCCACGTACTCAGTTGCATCTTGCCAATCTATCGATTGCAACTGATGAACGAGTTATCGATTTAGGCATAATTGATGGCTATCATTGGACAACCACTATGCGTATCCCCAAACGAATAGATATCCCCGACTTTTCTCAATCGAAGATTATTTCTAGAGATATTCAGCAATTGCTCAAAATAGCGCACGAAAAAACCAAAGAAGATCTAGCTAAGATGAGAAAGAACGGTGAACGCCCAAAGGCTGCCGCTAAGAAACCTTCTCGCAAAAAACGGATAAATCCTGATACAGGCTATCCCCTTTCGACTGAAAAAGCAATTGCGTGTGCTCGTGAACTATATAAATCTACAATTGCCGTTCACCCACAGCAGCTCACTGGTAATCCAGACTATGATGAGGAAATGAGAATAGTCGATCACGTCTTGCCACACTACCGCCTTGGTGATCTACAGTACAAGCTTGGTGAGTGGAAGGAAGCAGAAACAGAATGGATTTCAATTCTTGACTTAATGGGTGCTCTTGCCGCGGAAAAGCTGGCTATTATGTACCACAAACAACATCGGTACAAGGATGAAATGGAAATACTATCTGCTGGCATGAAAGTTTCTCAGCGTAGTAAGGTCTATCCAATACCCGACAAGTTTGCCGATCGTTTGATTGCGGCTAGTGAATTCTACGTGAAACATTCTACTGAGGATGAATCAGAGACTTTTCATTCGGCCAGCGGACACAAAAATAGCCCCGGTGGCGAGGCTTAGGAGGTGGAACATTCATGGGGTCAGTGACATCCCGCGTCAGCCCACAATGGAGATTCGATACGGACAACTCAGGCGGGGGCCATACATCTGTTGACTCCGCATTCGTACTGGACGACTTGCTCTACATTTATTCAAATAAGGCTCCTTTGGACAAAAATCGACTCATGTTAATTATTGAAGGAAACGCCGGGCCGATATACGTCACCAATACCCCTCTCGCGCACGAGCTCATCATCTTGAACACCAAGCAAGCACGATTGTGGGCACGCGACGTTTATCAATTGGCGCACGAGTTGACGCACTTTGTCATATTTCACGGGATTCAACAGCCACAATTCAAATGGTTTGAAGAAACACTGGCAGAATTGTCCTCATACTTCTTCCTTAAACAAATGGCTGCTTACTGGGCTGCATCGAACAATCAAATTAAGAGGGCCTATGCAGACAGCTTTCTGGAATATGTTGAGCTCGAGCGCCCCGAGGCTGAAGATATCAAGATGTCTGATTTATCCGATCCGTCATCGCATACCAGCCTAATGCTGGAGGGCTATCAATACGACCGTCCGAAGAACAATTACATTGCCCAGAAGATTCTCCCGGTCGTTGAAAACAATCCGGCTTACTGGAGGGCTCTACCCTTTCTTGAAAAAGTTAGCAATGCAACCAGTTTCCTCGACTTCATGACGAAGTGGAAGGCCGTCTCACCTAAAGAAACGGGAGAAGCCCTGTCCGCAGTCACTTCTTTATTTGAATCAGATCATTGACGGTATTGCCAGGAGGTCCCGGAAGTCCTGGATCATCGTGCTCATATCTAGCCACAATTCCATGCTGACGCAACGCCATTTTAATGTCTTTTAAATCGTAATCTATGCTTTGTAGGGCGAGCAGCAGCTCCTCACTCATAAAGTGCGGCTGATTCTTGTTGTCCACTTCAATCACCTGCCTTTCTGGCCACTAATGAACTTTATTCACCTAATTATAGCAAAGATGAGTTGTATTCACCATCAACGGTTAAAAACATAGCTACTCGTATCAAATTAATAGTTAAGACAGGAGTCTTACTTATGGCAAATTCAACGATCAGGCAGGCCGATATACTGTTAAGGGAGTGTACCGTTATGCAGGTAGCTACGCTTGATATCGATACCGGTTTTCCTAATATAGTTTCGCTGACACCACTTAAATCACACCGATCGCTTAAAGAAATCCTTTTTTACAGTGATCGCGACACTACTACCATTCACAACATCCTAGAGAAGCCTGTGGTGGCTGTTTACTGTTTCAATGAGCTACACCACTCATCGTTGCTATTGCGTGCAAAGGCCGTTGTATTGACCGCTGAGGAGGCCTTGCCAAGCTTTACGGAAAACCTCAATTCTTTTCAAAAATCGTTACAGTATGATCGACCCGTCATCATCCGTTGCAACCCACTAACCGTCAAGATTAGATACAACAATGACATCGAGTTCAGCAAGCTAAACGAAATCTAAGCTCAGTTCTTGGAGATGCACTTATGAATGGTCCAGATACATTAAGTGAGGCACACTTAATTGGCCTCATCATTGTTCTTATAGGCTTCTACTTCGCCTTATTCGAACGCAGGCACTGTTGGGTACATTGACTCATTGACCCAGACAAACCCGGAAGTAACCTGTGGTGGGCAGCCGTTTTTATCATAATCGGCGCGCTCATGATGATGGTTAGAAAGATGCAATAATACGACCCCATAACGAGTTTAGTTTTTAGGAAAATAAATTGCCTTCCGCGGAAGGCTGGAAGAAGAGGTGAAATCATGGGATTATCCGATTTAAAAAACCAGTATCCAATTGTGTTTATTGGATCTGGCATCTCAAAAAGGTATTTAAGCAACTTCCCTTCATGGACTGAATTGCTAGAAGAATATTGGGATAAAATTGATCAGGAGGAAGACATCTATTCATTCCTTCACAACCAAAACCTGAAAGATGATAGTCTTTCACGACCAGAGCAGGATTTTAGAGCTAATATTGCTGCTGCAACTCACATTCAAAAGCTCTTTGATTCATCTTTCTTTCAAGGAAAACTGGAGGTTAAAGGACTCACAAAGAAGTTAGCTCAATCAAGTCGCATTTCTCCCTTTAAGTGGTCAATTTCTGACAGATTCAAGAAACTCGAATTGAAGAAGAACGTTGACACGAACGAACTCACGCTGTTCCGCGAGATGTTAGCAAAAGCAAAAATGATCATTACAACTAATTATGATACCTTCATTGAGCAATCATATGAGAAAGTTACCGAACAACAACCTGAAGTTTTTGTCGGTCAGCAAGGACTTTTCGATGAGGGAAGCGGTTGGGCAGAGATTTACAAAATTCACGGAAGTGTCAAAGATCCCAACAGCATTATTATAAACCGGGAAGATTATTCAAGCTTTGATGACAAATCAATTCTGGTTACAGCCAAAATACTCTCCTCCATGATTAACTATCCCATAATCTTTTTTGGCTATTCTCTAACCGATTTGAATATCAGAAAGCTTCTTAGAAATTTTTCGACTCAATTACCTCATGAGGATATCAGGAAAACTGCAAATAGAATTTTTGTCGTTCAGTATGAGGAGAATGCTAAGGAAGCAACCGAAGAAATAGTTAAGGACTCTTTTTTAGATTTAGACTATACGTTGATTACAGCAAAAGAGTACGCGCCTATTTATGAACGAATAACTCAAATAAACGAAGGCTTGACTCCGATTGAACTACAAAAATACAGCAACGCAATTAAAAAGCTAATCATCTCACAGGGTAATAAAGGTGCCCTTGCATCGGTCCTACTTTCCCCATCGGATTTGGACGTTGTTATGGATCAAATTCAGGCAGATGCCCCAATTGTTGTTGCAATCGGCAACAACAAGAATATTTATGTAACTCCGACCCCAACTTCATATTTGACAGATTATATTACGAAAAAATTCGATATAATGCCTGAAAATGCTCTGCGCTTTATAGCTAGAGAGCAAAGTAAAGGGAGATATCCATTTCTGCATCATTACCATAATTACGATTTTTCAAATCCTAAAAACAGTCTCGAAGAATTTGAAGTGGATAGACTCAAAGAAAGAAAGGCAAGTTCTGACTTTGATCTTGACAGCCTAATTAAGACAGTTAAACACCCACCTGAAAATTTCGAGACTAATGATATTTCGGAAATCCTAAAGAAGCAGTGGAACTTGTCTAAAAAGCTCAACAGTATTCTCTACAATTGTAAGAATTTTGATAAGAAAGCTTTCAATGATTATGTGGTTCATACAGCTCTTCCAGACTTTGTTAAAATTTATAAAGAGCGTAATAAAAAGACTGGTATGGAAAAATCAGTTTATCGAAAACTTTTTGTTGCATGGGATATCATGAATTTTGGTCAAAAAAAAAGCTAGGTCTTCGTACCCACTTAAGGATAGGGACCAGCTCTTATGTACTTTTTAATTCTAAGCCCATCTTCAAGTCATGTCAATTCTTATGAGCTAAGTCACACTGGTTTTAATGGTTGAACAAAAGTAGCCTTTCGGGGCTTTTATTTTAACCTTTTAAACGAACATACGTTTGAATTTTAACCAAAAAACTACACATAGAAGGGATATGAAAGCTGTGCGTAAATGGAAAGAAGTTCCTCACCATCCCAATGTTTATAGGTATGAAACACGACGCGGTACTCGATATGGTATTCGTCGTGGATTTAAAAACAGTGTAGGAAAACGTGATGAATACACAAGATCGGGATTTACAAATTGGCACGATGCAGAAGGCGAATTAAAACGATTTGAAGCATCTTTAGTTACGGGTGGCATTAATCCTCTAACTCACCGCGGTGTTACCTTGAATGCTTATTTTGCTGCCTTGGTGAAGAACCGTGAGGAGCTCGGTGTTTGGAGGCCAGCTACAGTTATTCAAAAAAAGACATATTATAGAAAGCACCTACAAGAAAGATTCGGGAACCGCCCAATGAGCAAAATATCACGATCAGAATATCAGCAGTTTATTGATGAGAAGATCAAATCAGGTTTGGCTCAAACCACAATGCGTACACTTAACTCAGTTATGCAGATCATCATGAACGATGCTGAGCACAACGACATTATCCGTAAGAACATGCTCAGAGGAATCCTTATTAATGGAGCCAAGCCGCCTAAAGATGTTTCCATTACCGATGAAGACTATGCCAAGTTCATGGAAACAGCCCGGAAGCTCTTGAATAAGTATCAGCTTACAATGCTGTACCTTTTGACTCTTGGTGAGCGGCGTGAAGAACTCGCTGGCCTCCAATTTCGTTCATTTAAACGAGGAACAACCGAAGGCAAACCATACTATGAAATCACTTATTACGTTGGCAGAACGCCTCAGCAGCCATTAGGCGGCCCTTTAAAAACTCCTAGCAGCTATCGCACAAACTATGTGACAGGCCCAATTATTGACTACATTGACTATTCCCTTCAGTATGCAAAGAACATCCTGACACGTACTCATCGTGAGATTGGGCCCGAGACATTCATATATTTGAATGAGAAAACTGGGATGCCGGTTCATCCGAGCAACATCAACCGAAATCTGTTTCAGCGTGTTAAAGATGCAACTGGAATTGAGCTTCGTCCGCATATGTTGCGTCACTATTTTGCAACCCAAGCGCTTCAGGACGGTTTGCCTCAAATGTCCGTCATGCACTGGTTAGGTCACAAAAACATCGACATGACAAACGACTATACTAGACCAACACGAGAAGGCAGTCTGAAAGTCATTAACGGCATGGGCCCGATATTGTTTAAAAACGGTACCGCGGGCCCTGACGGTACAAAATGA